TTAGTCTATAACTTTGCAGCTATTTATATCTTAAATCCTAATTATGATGTTATAGAGCAAAAAATATTGATAAAAGACAATAACAACCAACAAGATTCACAAAACAAACAAAGAAAAGGCATAAACAGAGCTAACTTTGCTACTTCTTGGAAAGATTTATAATCATCATTCTAAACATTGACATTTATAAAATGAACCTTAGTGTTATTAGTAGATTAATCTAAAAAAAGAGAGGTTTTTACTTGTCTAACGCATTTGATAGAGCAAATTACACTACTAAAGAACCTAGTAAACTCGTGCTTGGAGATTTTTGGGCATGGAAAAGGGATGATCTTGCAAGTGATTATCCTATTAGTGCTTATGCATTAACCTATGAGTTTCACCTCGATGCTGGTGGTGGTGGCTCAAAGAAATTCACACTAACTGCTACTGAAGCAGATGATACCTATTACATAGAAGCTGCATCATCTACAACTACCAGTTACACAATAGGTGATTATATTTGGGAAGCATACATAACCAAATCTTCTGATTCTAATAGAGTTATGGTTGATTCAGGAAGAACAACTATTACAGAAAACTTAGCTAATACAAACGCTGATTTAAGAAGCCACGCAAAAATAGTATTAGATGCAATAGAAGCTGTAATTGAAAATAGAGCTTCAATGGATCAATCTTCTATGTCTATAGCGGGTAGGTCTTTATCAAGAATGTCTATAGATGAGCTTTTAACATTCAGAGATAGGTATAAAGCTGAATACTTAAAAGAAATAAAACTTGCAAGAATTAGAAACAAACAAGGTTCAGGTAATACTGTAAAAGTAAACTTTGGATCAACTCAAACAACTAATATAACTGATTTAACATAATGGCTTGGTATAACAATATATTTGGTGGTGATAAAAAACCAAAAAGAAAATTTAAAAGAAGTTATACAGGTGCAAATACAGGTAGGCTATTTGCTGATTTTATAACAAGCTCTACCTCTGCTGATGCTGAAATAAAAGATAACATAAGATTATTAAGAGACAGATCAAGGGATTTGGCAAGGAACGATCCATTTATTGCAAGATACTTAAACCTGATGGTATCTAATGTGATCGGAAAGCAGGGCGTAAGAGTTAGCTCTAAGGCAAGGAACGATGATAGTTCATTAGACATTGGAGCTAACCTGCTTATTGAAAGGTCTTGGAAAGAGTGGTGTGAACTAGGTAATTGTACTGTTAATGAAAGACTTTCATTTATAGATTGTCAAAAAATATTTATTGAAACCCTATGTAGGGATGGCGAAGTATTAATTAGAAAAGTAAAAGATAGCAGTTCACCCTTTGGTTTTAAAATTTCATTTATTGAAGCAGATCATTTAGATGAAAACAAAAATGAAACTATGCTCAAAAATGGCAATAGTATAAAAATGGGAGTTGAGCTTAATAGGGGTGGTAAACCAGTTGCTTATCATTTGTTTAAAAAACATCCTTACGATAATACATATCCAAAACCGCAACAAGAATACATAAGAGTACCAGCAGATGAAATGATACACGCTTATCTTCCGCAAAGAGCAGAACAAACAAGAGGAGTATCATTTATTGCACCTATCATAGCTAATATGAAAATGCTCAATGGCTATTATGAAGCAGAAATTGTAGCAGCTAGAGTTGGAGCATCTAAAATGGGTTTTATTACATCACCTGATGGTGATGGATATGTTGGTGATGGAGAAATGGAAGATACCTTTAACCCTACTATGAACGCACAAGCAGGAGTATTTGAGCAGTTACCAGCAGGAATGTCTTTTGAAAGTTTTGATCCTACACATCCAACATCTGCATTTGAACCATTTACTACAAGCATATTAAGAAGTATTGCTAGTGGTTTAAACATTTCATACCACGCTTTAAGCAACGATTTAACATCAGTAAATTATTCATCTATAAGACAAGGTGCTTTAGAAGATAGAAGCATGTATCAACTGTATCAAAAGTTTGTTACAGATCATTTTATAAATCCTATTTTTAAATCATGGTTAGAAATGGCAATATCAACTGGTTATATAAACTTACCTATTGCTAAATATGATAAATTTGCAAGAGCAATAAGTTACATACCTAGAAGTTTTGCATGGATTGATCCTTTAAAAGAAATGCAGGCAAACATATTAGGACTCCAAAATGGTACTGTTACCTATGCTGATATATCTGCAAACTATGGTAGAGATGTTGAAGAACTATTTGAACAACATCAAAAAGAAGTTGAGTTAGCAAAACAGTATGGAATTGAAATAGCCTACCAACCATTTGGAACTAAGTTACCAGTAGAAGCCAACATATTAGGCGGAGAAGAAGAAGATGCCTAAACCAAATGAAGGCATGAAGGTTGAAGCAAGGAAAGGCTTGGACTGGAGAGAAGAGTTTGGAAGAGGTGGTACTAGGATTGGTGCTATAAGAGCTAGACAAATTGTTGCTAATGAAAATTTGTCTGATGATACTGTTAAAAGAATGTATAGTTTTTTTAGCAGACATGAAGTTGATAAAAAGGGTGAAGGATTTAGTCAGGGTGAAGATGGCTACCCTTCAAATGGAAGAATTGCATGGGCATTATGGGGTGGCGATGCTGGATTTAGTTGGAGTAAAAAAGAGGTACAAAAAATGAAAAATGAAGAAAATAGAGCAGAACCAAACGCACTAAAGGTTGGTGATTTTGCATCTTGGAATAGTGCTGGCGGAAGGGCAAGAGGTAAAATTATTAAAATAGAAAGGAATGGAAAAATAAATATTCCTAATAGTGATTTTTCTGTTACTGGTACAGAAGATGATCCAGCAGCATTATTACAAGTTTATAGAAGCGGTGAGTCAACTGATACAGAGGTTGGACATAAATTTAGCACACTTACAAAAATCAATCCCATTAGGGAAACAGATTTTGATTCAATAGAATCAAATACACTAACTTTATCTCAAACAACAGAGGAAAAAGCTATGAATAAAGAAGATAGACATATCCTTAATGTTAGTGAAACAGACGACAAAGTTGTTGTTGAATTTGCAAAGCATCACGAGGATAAAGAAGAAGAAATGGAAATGACTGAATCTGAAAGACCATATCACGATGAAGATGAGGACAAGGATAGAGGAATAGATATTGAAGATCATAAAGTATTACAAATGCCTATGAAGTTCAGAACTATTGATTTATCTAAGGCTCGTGCCATCGATGAAGATAAAAGGACTGTTAGGATTGGCGTTTCTAGTGAAACTCCAGTAGAGAGATCGTTTGGAATGGAAGTTCTAGGACACTCTGAAGAAGAAATAAATATGGAATTTATGGAATCAAAAACTGCACCATTACTACTGGATCACGATATGACTAAACAAATTGGTGTAGTAGAAGAATTTAAACTAGATCAGTCAGCAAAAAGGACAACTGCTGTAGTCAGATTTGGAAAATCTGATCTTGCTGAAGAAGTTTTTAGGGATGTAGTCGATGGTATTCGCATGAATATATCTGTTGGCTATAGAGTAGATAAACTGGAACGACAAAACAAAGATGATGAAACTTATTATCGTGCATCATGGACACCTATGGAAATTAGTTCTGTAAGTGTTCCAGCAGATCAAAGTAGACTTGTTGGCGTTGGTCGATCTAAAGATAAACAAACATTAAACACAACAAAGGTGAAAATAATGGAAAACGAGAAAAAAGAAATTAATCTTGATGAAGTTAGAACTCAAAGTGTGGATGAAGCTAGAAAAGAATTTCAAAAAAATTCTAAAGAGATTATTGATCTTGGCGTTAGACACAACAAAAGAGATTTAGCTAATCAAGCTATTAAAGATGGTGTTTCTGTTGAAGAATTTAGAGGTGAATTATTAGAAAATATTTCTAATGATGTAACTTTAGAAACTCCTTCAGAAATTGGTTTAACTGAAAAGGAAACTAAAAGATTTAGCATAATGAAAGCAATCAATGCTATGGCTAATCCTACAGATAGAAAAGCACAAGAAGCTGCAAAATTTGAATTTGAATGTTCAGAAGCAGCTCAAAGAGCTTATGGGAAATCAGCACAAGGCGTAATGCTTCCTGAAGAAGTTATGAGAAATTGGAATCAAAGAGATTTATCTGCTGGTTCTGATGGTGATTTGATTGGTCAAGACTATAGAGGTGGCGACTTTATTGATGTTCTAAGAAATAACTCTGCTGTAATGCCTATGGCAACAATGCTTAATGGACTAAGTGGCGATGTAAAAATCCCAAGAAAAACTGCTGCTTCAACTGCTGCATTTATTAGTTCAGAGGGCGGTGCTGCTAGTGAGTCAGAATTTACAGTAGGTAATGTAAGTCTTTCTCCTAAAACATTAGGAGCATTTACAGATGTTACTAGACAATTAATGATTCAATCATCTGTTGATGTTGAAAACTTAATTAGAAATGACTTAGCACAATCTATGGCTATTGCTATTGATGATGGTGCTTTAGAAGGATCAGGAAGTTCAGGTAATCCAACTGGTATTACTAATACTTCAGGCATTAACTCAGTATCACTTTCAAGTGCTGCTGCTCCAACATTTGCAGAAATGGTTTCAATGGAAACTGCTGTAAGAGTTGATAATGCTTTACTTGGTGATTTAGCTTATATAGTGCATCCAACTAACTATGGAACATTAAAAACTACAGAAAAAGCAACCAATACAGCACAATTTGTAGCTGTTAATGATGAAATCAATGGCTATAAAGTTGTTGTTTCACCACAATTAACTGCAAACAACTATGTATTTGGTAACTTTAGCGACCTATTAATTGGAATGTTTGGTGGATTAGACATCGTTGTTGATCCATATAGCAATTCAACTTCAGGTACAGTAAGAGTTGTTGCTTTACAGTCAGTTGATACTGCTGTTAGACACGCTGTAAGTTTCTGTGCTGCTTCATAATTAAGTGGTTTTGAATACTAACAATATGGGTGGATTAATTTCCACCCATCTTACAAAAGGTGAAAAAATGAAATATTTAATTTTACAAGATACAGTAGCTAACAAAGAAAAAGTGAAAGCAGGTGATGTGGTAGAACTTCCTATTGATGAAGGAAGATCACTTGTTGGTTATGGTAAAGCTGAAGAATACAAAGGCAAACCAAAAAAAGAAAGTGATAGAAGTGTTGGTTTAAAGAAATCAGAAACAAAAGTCAAAAAAAGAAGTAAGTAATTATGGCTATTGAGAGTGCTAGAGATTTTTCTTCTTTCCTTGATGCTACAACAGGTCATGGTGTTACTGGCACTTATTTTGAAACAGGTAAATTATTTGATAATTTTCCACTAATTGATACTTTAGCACTTATTGATGATGGCTTATCAGTATTAATAAATTTAATCATAGATCAACCTTATATAAGCATTGGCGGTGAATCTATATCAGTTGAGGGTTTTCAACCTACCGCAATAATAAAATCTACTGATGCACCTGATATTACGCAAGGTGATAAATTAGTTGTTAATGCAATAACAACAAACAAAGGCAATACAATTACGCCTGAAACAACCTTTTTTATTAAAACAATAGAACCTGATAATACAGGTTTTATAAGCCTTGTATTGGAGAAATCATAATGTCTCAATATATGCTTGAAACTGAAGAAGATATGTTGGCTTATTTAGATATAAATTTTGGTCATGGGGTAACAGCTTCTTATACATCAGGCGGTTCATCAACAACTATAAATATAATTATAAATAATGAATATGTTGAACAGGTTGAAGGTACTGGTGTTGAAGCACTAAAACCTATTGCATATTGCAGAACTATAGATGTACCAAATATTGCATTTGGTAATACTTTAAATGTGTCTGCTATTAAAGATGTTGATGGTAATACTTTAAAAGCAGCACAAAATTATACAGTCGTTAATATTCAATCAGATCGTACAGGTTTTTCTGCATTGATGTTAGAGGAAATATAATGGCTAATCATATAAGACAACAAATTAGAGAAAGAGCAGGTACAGTTTTAAACAATCTTACGACTACTGGTACTAATGTTTTTGAAACAAGAATATATCCTTTAGAAAATACAAACTTACCAGCTTTAGTTATTTATACTAAAAATGAAACTTCAGAACCTTTAGTAATAAGTACAGATAGGCTTATGAGTAGGGAACTAGAGCTAATTGTTGAGGTTTATGTAAAACAAACCAGTAACTTTGATGATGAGGTTGATAAAATTTGTAAAGAAATTGAGATAGCCATAAGTGCTGATACAACCTTAAATGGACTTGCAAAAGACTGTTTTTTACAATCAACAAGTATAGAATATAATACAGAGGGAGAACAACCATTGAGTTTTGCTGTTCTCACATTTTTAACTAACTACTATGTCAATGAAACAAGACCTGATATAGCGGTATAATTAATATTTATAAACAACAAACTATAGTTTGTTAATGAAAAGGAAACAATTATGAAAATGATTTCACCAAATGGTAAAAGTTCTATAGATGCTCATCCTGATAAAGTGGAGTATTTTAAAGAAAAGGGTTGGAAAGAAGAAGCAACCCCATCGAAAGATAAACCAAAATCTTCTTCTAAACATAACGAGGAATAAAAATGGCAACACACTTAGGAAAGGAAGGAACAGTCCAAGTAGGCTCTAATGCTATTGGCGAGATTAGAGGTTTTAGTATTGATGAAACTATTGATACTGTTGAAGATACTTCAATGGGCGATGCTTCAAAATCATACTTAGCTTCTATTAAGGACTTTAGTGGATCAGTTGATGTTCTTTATGATGAAGCTGATACTAATGGACAAGTGGCATTAGCGGTTGGATCATCTGTAACATTAAACTTTGCACCTGAAGGATCAGCTAGTGGCGATGTGAAACTTACTGGAACTGCTATAGTAACTGGTAAATCTATAACATCATCATTTGATGGTTTAGTAGAATCTACTATTACTGTTCAAGGTACTGGTGGTTTAACAACAACTACTTACTAACCATGAAAGCTATTGAGAGAGCTAAAACGCATTTTGCAGAGCAAGATGTAAAGGTAATAAAAGTGCCTGAATGGGGCGAAGAAGATAAGCCTTTAGAAATTTACAGTAAGCCATTAACGCTTAGTGAAACTTCTAAACTTTATAAAATGAGTAAGAATGATGATCTAACGATGATGGCTTATGTACTTATCTATAAAGCACTTGATGAAAATGGAGATAAATTATTTACATTAGATGATAAAAGTTCTTTATTAAATAATGTAGATCAAGAAGTATTAGTAAAAGTAGCAACTCAAATTATGGGGCAAGAGCCGATTGAGGATGTTAAAAAAAACTAATACAGGATGTTAATTTATATTCGCAATATGCACTAGCTGAAAAACTAGGAAAGACTTTAGCGGAGTTACAACAAATTAGCATCCATGAATATCAAGGATGGATAGCATACTTTGAATTAGTAGAAGAAAGGCAAAGGAATAATGGCAAATAAAAAAATAAAGTTTGAGTTAACTGCTGTAAACAAGACTAAAGC